TATGCGTGACAAATGGAGATATGTATACCTCCCAGATTATATAATAGATAGTTTAATAAGCACGAATCCAGAAGATGAAATGATTAGAAGATTAGATGGTGAGGAAGAAGAAGAAGCGGACTTCTCTGCATATGAGATACTGAATAACCTTTCAGCAAAAGAAAGGAGAGTAGTAGAAAGTATATGCTATGATGGTAAGACCTTTGAAGCAACAGGGGCTGAGATGAACTTATCAAAGCAAAGGATACACCAGATATATACTATTGCATTAGAGAAACTAAAAGGAGTAATAAATGCCCAGACCGAATAAAGTAATCAACTCTATGAAAGCCCGTGACTATGAAGGAACTATATGGGAGATGCTATTATATGAATACCGTATGGCGAAAGCAGGTAATACAGAGAATAGATTAGGAGCAAATGCTTTAACCTCATTAGTGACAGCACTTAAAGATATGCAAGCACAGAAGATAGAAGGAGAGAGGGAGACAAAGGGTAAACCTAATCTTATAGAGCTTGATGCTTGGGTTCAACAGGAAACAAAGAAGAGTAGCTAATGTCACATTCAGCAACAGATATATCTGGGATACTAAATAACCCTGTTAAGTTTATCTCTCGTTTAAAGATTAAGGATAAAGAAGGAGCTATTGTTTTTCTATATCCTAATGATGAACAAGTAGAAGTTATAGAAGCGTTAGAGAAAGGAAAGGATTTGATTGTATGTAAGCCCAGACAAATAGGGTCTACTACAATCGTTGCTGCTTATCTATTCTGGAAAGCATACACATCATCTGAACCTATAACAGTTGCACTACTATCACACAAGATAGATTCAGTACGACACATACTACGGATATTTAAAACCTTCTATGATAATCTTCCAGCCTTCCTACGCAGACCTCTTAAAGAAGATAGTGCATCAAAACTTGTCTTTCATAATGGCGCAACTATTCTGTGTGCATCAGCTTCATCAAAGGGTGGGCTTCGTTCCTTCACTTGTTCTTATCTTCTTCTGTCAGAGTTTGCTTTTAGTGAGAACGCTGATGAACTTAAAGCAACAGCAGTATCCGCAGTCAACAACGGACAAATGATTATTGAATCTACTGCAAACTATTGGGGTGACCCATTACATTTAGAAATAGAAACTGCAATCAGAGGAGAAGGAGATTACAATCATTTATTCTTTCCTTGGTGGAAGCATAAGGAATATAATATTGAACCTCCTCACGATTTCGCACCAACAGAAGATGAGATAGTATTAGCATCTGATTGGGACTTATCTCTATCTCAACTGGCTTGGCGTAGATTAATGATACAGAAGTTAGGAGATTACTCAAAGTTTAAAAGAGAATATCCTGCTTCATTAGAAGATGCTTACGCACAATCGGGTGATGCTTACCTAACAGAAGATGATTTGTCCTATGTTGAAGAACTTGATATAGATATGGATAGATGGAACCCTCTCGCTGATGTAAGTCCTAATGATACTTATGCTATTGGAGTTGACGTAGGTTCTGGAACAGGTAAAGATTATTCAGTAGCATTTGTTCTATCTAAAACTACTGGTCAACCTGTTGGAATATTTAGATGTAATATGACAACACCCACAGATTTAGCACAAGAGTTATTCTCTATCTCCCAAGAGTATAATGGGGCAAAGATATTAGTTGAAAGTAATAACGTAGGCATCGTGGTATTACAATGTCTCTCTGGTTCTAATCTATGGAAGTCAGCAGATGATAAGTATTGGACAACAACACAAACAAATAAGCGAGTAATGTTTGAAGAGTTAAAAGAAGCTATACGTTCTGGAACTCTACATCAAATAGATACTGTCACCTTGGGAGAGTTGCGTTCTATTAAACTGGACAGCAAGTATAATATATCTTTAATCAGAGCCAATGGAGCACACGCCGATAGTGCAGTAGCATTGGCATTAGCCTATCAATGTATGAAGCAAGTAAGATTACCCACGAAGGCTTTTCTTCCTCAATGGGTAAAAGAAAAGCGAGCAGAAAGAATAGTAGCAAACGCCAACGCTCTAAACATTAGACGTTATTAGACAAAACCAACAACAATAGGAAGCACTATATATGTCAAGAACAGAAAAAGATACAGTCAATCTTGTCAGAGCAATCTACCAGAACCATAAGAACTATTGGAATAACTCTGCTTCTCTTATGCGTAAGCTAAAGAATACTTATGAAACAAGAATGTTTGAGGATATAACCTTTGACCCTACCAATATTCGTGTAGAGATTGCTGATGGTTATGCTTTCATTGAAGGGTATATTGCTTCTCTCTTCTCCAAGTTTCCAGCAGTAGAAGTAGGTAAGGATTCAGTTCGTAAAGGAAACGATGCAGTAGTTAAAGCTCTTGCTAATCGTTGGCTCTATGACCAAAGACAAGTATTAGAGAACGCATCTCGACTTGCTCTTATCTATCCTAACTCTTTCTTTAAGCTTGCACCCAAAGAATCCTCAATCGTCTTTGATAAGGTTTCTGTTAGACCTGTTCCTCCTTGGGAAGTCATTGTAGATAATGATGCTTCCAAGTGGCAAGACCAAAGATTTGTTGGTCACGTTTATTGGTGTCCTGTTTCCAAAGCAAAAGGTATATTTGGTAGTAAGAAATACCAAGCAGTAGTTAAGGCTGATTACTTTGAGCAGCAAGCCCATCCTTACAAGACAGCACAAGATGAAGATATTCCAGATGAATATAAATATATTGAAGTTGTAGAACTCTATGACCTTGTGTATGATTGCTTATACTTCTGGTCACCTAACTATTCCAGCGGAGAAAAACTACTTGATGAAGTATCTCCCATTCCTGTAAGAAGTTATGATGATGTTCCACTTCCTCCTATTGTTCCTCTTTATTACTCACGCATCCCCGACTCTCCAATGGAAGGATATTCTTCTCTCTTCCGTATCTACGACCAAATCTTTGAAAAGAATATTGTTCGTTCGTTCTGGGCAAATGCTATTCGTAGAGACAGCAGACAATACCTTTACAAAGAAGGTAAGATTGACGAAGATGCATTAGCCAAGATTACTGCTGGTGTAGATGGTGCGATGATTGCTGTTGATGCTGATTCTCTTGATGGTCTTATTAAGATTGTAGAAGTTCCGCCACTCTCCACAAACTTTGACCGATACTTACTTGCTATTGAATCCGACTTGCAGAGAGGTTCAGTATTAGCTCCCTTTACCAGAGGAGAAGCAACCAAAGCAACTGCGACAGAAGTAGCTGCACTTGCCAACTATACTGCATCAGAGATTGGTAAAATGGCAAGAGAACGTGACGAAGCAATCGAACTAATGTCACAGATTTATATTCGTATGTTGGTTGACCTTCTTAAATCAGAAGATGTGGAAGATACAGTTATTGCTGATGGAGAAGTATTCCGTGTCACCGCAGAGAAACTGGAAGGTAAGTTCCGCTTTGCTGCTTCTGACCAATCCAATACTCCTGTTGCTTCTGTAATGAAACGTAACGAGCTTATCCAACTTCTTCCTGTTCTCCAAGGATTAGGTATTGACCCAGCAAAGATTAAGGAACAAATCATTCGTCAGTTTGATTTACCCAAGTCATTTGGAGAAGAGATGCCAGCCGCTCCTCCTGCCCCTCCAGCCGCTTTACCACAAGCACCTATGCCAATGCCTGACGACCCATCACAACTGCCTTCTGCTGCCCTTGCAGAGCAACTATCGCAGTCCGTTCCTACTATGCCAACAAGCGCACCAACACCAGAGAGGGTTTAATCTATGCCTATGTATGATTTCATTTGCTACACCTGTAAAAAACAAACAGACAGATTATGCAAGTTTGAGAATAAAGATGCACAGACCTGTAAAGATTGTGACTCTCCCCTTCATTCGTTAGTATCTGCACCAGCTAAAACTGCTGGTAAGTGGGGCGACCAAACTGGTAAGTGGGGAGTTAATGGTTGCTTTGATAGAGGACTTGGAGCTACTTACTATAACTCGATGGATAGAGAAAGGATTGCCAAAAGCAAAGGTCTTATTCCTCTTGAAGATGTTGGTGGAGATTCATTCGTTGAGAAAAGAATGTCAGCAGAACTTAATATAAAAGCTGAACAGGATAAAATCCTACAATCATATAAAGATAAAGTTGAACAGTATGGTGGTTCGGTTCAAGCAAAAGTAAGAGCAATAGAAGAAGTCCTGCCAGCCAAAGATTGTATTGGCGAAACAGGTGCAGTTAAAACACTTTCAGCAAACATAAACACAGGAGAATAAACTATGGCAAAACCAATGATAGAAATAGAGATTGAAGGTGGAGAAGAAGAATCCATCAAGGGTATGGGAGAGAAACTAAAAGGTGATATTGATATGGCTAAACAGGAAGAGGACGCAGGATATATGTCTCTTCTTGAAGGTGTCAATGTATCACCCAAAGCTTTGATAGGATTGTCAAATGCTCTTAATAAAGTTCTTCCTCTCTTTGGATTACCACCAATAAAAGAAAAAGCACTTACACCAGAAGTAGTTCGTGCTCTTGCTATGATTGCACAAGCAGTAACCGATGCTGTTGGAATGGATGAAGTTCCAGCAGAGCTTGAATACTCTCTTGAAGAAATGAAAGGTGGAGATGGTTCTGTCATAGTTATTGCTGGAAAGCTTGACCGTCTATCCAAAGTTCCAGCATTTAAAAAGTTCTTAAAGAGCAAACCAACAGAGATGGAAACACCATCTAACCAAGAGCCAATGGGTGACCCTATGGCTATGGCAAAGACAGAAGAGCAATCACCAAATATAGAAGCACTTTTTGCTTCTCGTATGTAACAATAAAAAAGGAAAAACAAAATGGAAGAAGTAAATGGAACTGCCGAAGTAGGCACCACTCCCGAAGTAGTAGAAGCTGCTCCTGTAGTTGAGGGAGATTATCAAATAACTCTTGAAGAGTTAATGTCAGCAGATTTTGGTGACGACCCTATCATGGGACAAACCCACAAAGGTTTAAAACCATATAACGAAATCTTACAGCACTTACCAGAGGATGCAAGAAAGCTTGTCTCTAACTTACGAGCTATGTCCACACAGAAAACACAAGAAGTAGCAGACCAACGAAGAGCATTAGATGCTGAAAGAGCAAACCTAATAAAAGAACGTGAGCTTCTTCTTGGTGGTGGATTTCAAAAACAGATAAATGAGTTGGCTTCTAAACCAATAGAACACGATGCTTGGTCAGAAGAAGGTATGCAGCAACGTATCCAGCAAGAAGCTGCGAAGATGTTTCAGCAAATGCTTAATCCTTTACAGATGGAGTTAGAGCAAGCTAAACGTGGAGCACAGTTAGAAGCATTTAAATCTGCAAACCCAGACCTATTAAGTTACAAAGATGATATTGCTAAACTTCTTATTTCAAGAGAAGATTTAAAACTTGAAGATGCTTACTACATTGTCAAGGGACAGAAGGCTGCTGAATATTCTGGTAAAGAAAAAGAAGCTGCCAAGGCAAGAGTATCTGCTACTAACAAAACCTCGACAGGACAAAATGTAAATGGTGTTACTGTGCCAAAGTTTAAGGATGCTTGGGAATCCTACCAATGGTTTAAGAATAACCCAGAAGCATCAGCATCAGTAAATAAGAACAGCAATAAGATTAGACGATAATACTTGACGTTCTCTTTATCTAATAGGACAGACAACTAAATGCTAAACCTCCTTACGGAATACTTTACATTAGTTGTTGACCCTTACAGATAATAACCTACGGGACTATCAAGTAAGATTAACAACTAAATGTATTTAACTAAACTATCCATAAGGAGATAAGAAAATGGCAATAACTAATGACCTCTTATCATCTACCCTATACTCAATCAGAGATGGCGAAGTAGATGAACTCTTCAAGAAAGTCCCCTTCCTTGACGACGCTAAAAAACACGGTGGTATTGAATACGAAGATGGTGGCATCAAGATTCAACGCCCACTATCCGTAGCAGAACACTCCAGCATTTCTCTAATGACAACTGGTTATGAGCCAGTATCACTTGCAGTAGCTGACGTTCTTAAACCAGCCATTTATGACTGGTGTGACTTTGCTGCTCCAATCGTAATCAGCAAGAAAGAAGAGCTTGAAAACTCTGGTGAGAAAGCAATCGTTAAGATTGTCGAAGCTCGTATGCGTTCCGTTATGTCTCTTCTTCGCAGAGAGCTTAACAAGCAAATCCTTGCTGGAACTTCTGCTTCTCTTACTACTATGAATACTCTCAATGGTTCAACCGCTGGTGCAAACAAGTTCCTTGAACCCCGTGTTCCCGGTGCTACACAGACCTCTGTTGTTGGTGGATTAAACAAGGCAACTCTTAACGTTCCCGGTTTCTTCAATCAGTTCCAAACTGCTGCTGGTGCCTTCGGTACTGGTGGACTTGGAGCGATGCATAACATCTATACTGCTTCAAACGTTATTACCCCAATGGGCGAAATCAACTCCGTCATAGCATCAACCGCAGCTTTCTCAAACTACAAGAGAACCCTCTTCGTAAACGAAAGATACATTGATGAAAAAACTCTTGATGGTGGACGTATGGCACTTGCTTATGCAGGAGCTATGGTTTCAGCAGATAGTGATATGCCACTTAACGGTGGTGGTGCTGCTGTTTACTCAATGTACTTCCTCAACTTTGATGGTGTCAAAATGGTAATCCACAAAGATGGTGACTTCGCTGTTTCACCATTTGAATATATCTCTGGTACTACTGCTCGCGCAGCCACCGTATACTTCAAGGGACAACTTATCGCTGACCATCTTGGTTCCCAAGGCGTTCTAATCAATGGCGATGTATTCTAATCTAACTTAAAAGGAGTTAAAATAAAATGGCTACTACTAATATACTACAAAAGTTAGACCGAGTTACAGACCCATTGGTTTCTGGAACTGTTGGTTCAACTGTTACTACACTCAATCGTTCACAGTCAGAAATCTTTCTTGCTGGTTCTGCTATTACTGCTGGTCAATGGGTTGCTTTCGATGTAACTCAAACTGGTGCTGATAGAGTTCTCTTCGTTGTTCCTGCTGCTCTAACAGCCCTTGGTAATGCTCTTACCGTTGGTGTTGCCAGAGCCGCACAAGCAACAGTCGGCGGAAAAGTCGAAGTTGTTATTTCGGGTTTGGCACCTGTCGCAGCCGTAAATGCTGGTGTTGCTGCTGCTGGTGTTCCACTCGCAGTTGTCGCAGTTACTGGCGAAGCTGCTGCGAATGTTGCTGCTAATATAGCACAGCCCTGTGGTGTTTCACTTGCAGCTTCGGTTGCTGGTTTTGCACCAGTTTGGGTACTTAAATCCTTCTAATATAACTGTAAGGTAAAAGAAGCCCTCTCTCTCAAATAAACGGGAGGGAGGGTTTTTTAATAAACAGGAGCATCATCTACTATGAATCTACAAGACCTACGAAGTAAAGTTAAAAACATAACGGACTACACACCAGAGTTACAAACTTATCAAGACCAAGTTGATGATTTGGTTAATGATGCTTTCTATTCTATATGGACAGCAAAACGCTGGAAGTTCTCACAAGTCCAAGATTTTATTAAAATATATCCAGACCTAAACTTTGGTCGGACAGGCAAAAACATTAACGTTTTAAATGGTTCACGCAGAGTAACCTTCTCTGGTTCTGTTCCTTCGCTTCTTGCCGAAGTATCACTTGGGCCATTCTCCTCTCACGACACTTCTAAATCATATGGCTCTACTGGTTCTGCTTATGAAGGAGAACTTATCCAGATAAATGGTAGAGAATACACAATCCTTAAAATAGTTTCAGATACTGAAATAAGATTGGCAGAACCTTATCGTGGTGGAAATGTTGTAGACAATACATCTTGGGTAGTTAAGAAACGCTTTTATGACTTACCAGAAGATTGTCTTGAACTTCTTAATCTATCTCATCGTGATGTTCCTGCTGTAAGTGGTCAGCGTCCTCCCTTTGGAAAAGTAAATGGATTGGCTAAACGAAGAGAAGAAGATATAAACCTTCGTGAAGATTATACTGCCAACTATGCAGAGTGCTATGTTGACACTCCTCCAATCAATGTTCCACCAGCAGAGAAACTAAAAGAACTATCACAGGTTTATGATGCAGGGGCAACTATACCACCTAATACATACTTTGAAATCTGCTGGGCTTTCTATTATCTTGGAGCAAAGATAGGTCCACTCTCTGAACCTTTACTTTTTAAATCACAAGGGACAAATCAAGGAGGACCATCAACTTCTATTATTACTTTACAGTTTTCTACTTTTGATGATAAGCCAATCGCAGCACAGGCATTTAATAACATCGTAGATATAGCACCAAATAAGTTTGAAGGACTTCGTAAAGTTCTTTTTTACAACTCTAACTTTAATCCAGCAACAGGAAAAAGATTAGGACTTCCTGTATGGAGAGCTATTACATTTGGTTCTATTGCAAGTAGTGAAGGTTCTACCGTTGATTCTCATAAACCAATAATAGTTAGTGATGAAAACTCACAAGTTGTTTTACAGTTTATTAATAGTTTTAATGGTGGTAATCCTCGTTATGTTGAATGGGATGGAAGTATTCCACGCATTAGACCTTATCCTCGTATCAATGCTTTTGACTTCTATAACCCAGCACAAGCTGGTGGAGAGATATTACCCAAAGCAGATGAAGAATATTTCCGTAGATTAGAAGTTCGTTATATGAAGAAACCACTTCGTATGGGTTTAGCAACTGATACTCCACAAATGCCTTACGAGTTTCATCAACTTGTTGTCTATGGTGTGTTGGAAGATATATATAATAAATCTGGAAATCTTGAACTTGGAGCTACTTATAGAAAGAAGATTGAGAAAGCTATTCTTGGTCTTGAAAAGCGTTATGTAGATTCAGTAGACACAACCTTTGTTAGAGGAAGCTTCACTATTGGCACAGATGGTTTTCCATTCTATGACCCAGCAAGTTTGAAGTTGGCACCATAAGGAATAAACTATGAAAACCGACAGCACATTAGAGATAGAAGCAAAGGGTGTTGACCAACGATATAAAGCAAGACCCAATGCTGCATCGAATGTAGAAGGACATTTTCATCCAGACCCTAATGGTGGTGGATGGATTAATGATAGAGGTATTGAACCTCTTATTCCTCTTGACGCTACTGTTACTTTTCCAACAGCAGAGATAAGTAAAAGATTACAGCCTGTTAGATTTCTGTCTGTCATATCCAGACACCAAGGCGCAGAGACATATTATCTTTACGAACAAGCTGGTGACCTTAAATATGATATGGGTAATAAAGGAACCTCCGCTGGTGTAAGACAAACTTCTGTTATTTCTTCTGGTAGAAAAATCCCAAAGCCAGATGATTGCGGAACACAGATTACAACTTATGGTAGATTTAATCTAATCATAAATGGTTTTGATAAAATGATTAAGTGGTGGGGAAGAGAAGCATACTCTGACTTTGGTTTTATCTCTGCAACTCCCGCTCCTTCTATTTCTGGTGTAGATACAAAATATATTGTTTATCGTGATGGTATTGTTCCAGAGCAAAAAGTATCCTTAAAAGATTCTGGTGATGTTGTTATTAGATTTAGTAAGGATGCTTACGAAGGATTAGGAACAGCAATCAAAGGAGATAAAAATCGTTATGATTATAAGATTTCTTTTGTTACAGATACAGGTTCTGAATCTCCCTTATCAGATACAGCAACAGTAAGTTGGACTATATCTTCTGAAAACACAACAACAATGACAGGAGCATATAGACCTGTAAGAACAGATTATGCCGAAGGTAAATATGGTGTAGTAATATCAGACCTTCCTATTGGCCCAAAGGGAACAGTAGCACGAAGATTATATAGAACTAAAAATAGAAAAGATGGTTTAGCTGGTGCTGGTGAAATCTATTATCTTGTAGCACAGATAGATAATAATAGTGAAAATAACTATATTGATGTTACACCAGACCAAGATTTATTTACCGAAGCTCCATCAGTTATTGAATCATCTGTTATTTCTTCTCAATGGAAATACTGTGCAACTTGGAATAACTCTATTTGGTTAGGTGGTGGTGAACAAAACCCCTATGGCATTATCTTCTCCAAAGCAGGGCTTCCAGAGCAGTTTGGGATTGCTGACTACTTTGATGTAGGCTTGCGTGAAGGTGGTGCTATTACGGCTTTGGTGCCCTTCTACGATGTGCTGGTAGTATTCCGTGAGCGTGCCATAGAAATAGTTACTGTGGGAACAAACGGATATGTAATCTCTACCCTTGACTCTAACATTGGAACTACGGCTACTAATACTATTAAGATAGTGGCTGGCTACGGTATTATGTTTCTTTCCAAAGATGGCATCTTTACAATCTCTGGCTCTGTTCGTGGTGGTGCTGTTTATGCTGTAAAACAAATGTCTCCTATGATTGAAAGAGAAATGAACCGTATCTCAATCTCTGCCTTACCAAGAGCAACTGCTACTTATTCAGAAAGAGAAAAAGAATATTGGGTTCATTACCCTGTTGATGGAGATACAGAGAATAGTCGTGGTTCAGTATTCCATACATTTAATGAAGAATGGACATTCCGTTGGGCTGATGGATTTTATAAGAATGGTAATGGTATGCCTTTCTCTTGTTTAGCTACTGACCCAAGCGGCTGGATAATCATTGGATTACTTCCCAACGTTGGACCAGATATTCAAGGTAGAAGAGGTGTTCCGGGTATTGGTTTACAAGTATGGTCTGCTTCCAGATTTGCTGGACAATATCTTTCTAATCCAGTAGTAAATAACGCCAACACAACCTTCAACGTAAACTACATAGCAAAAGAAACAGATGTTTGGGAATCTGTCTGGACTGACTTTGGTGATGATTCTAAAAAGAAAAGAGTTATATCTGTTGAGGTAGAGATTATCACAACTGGTAATAATCCTATCACATTAGATTGGGTTACTGATTGGGGCTACTCTTATACATCATCCAAAACTCAAATACCATTACGTCCAGAGACAGTATTAACTTCTTTCTCTGAACCTATCTATGCATCAGTCCCAACAGGAACAGAACTTAATAGTGCCATTTGGGATAAATCTGTATGGAGCCAAACACAAATAACCAGAATAAGATGGGACATAGGAACTTCCCTAATCTCGCAGTTTAAGTTTCGTTTATCTTCTGCAAATCTATTCCAAGTAATATCTTATCAGATAGAAGCAGTTGGCTCACAGAACAAGACGCTGAACCAGAATGGTGCAACATCAAGGCAATAATCTTTTTTAAAGAAACTGAAAATAGATTTAGACAAAATCGGAATCTGGCACCCTTATACTCGTAGAGGGTTAAGGTTCCAACAAGTAAACAATAAAGGAAAAACTGAATGGCAAGAACTTACACAACAAGAACTTTACTTCCTCTGGGTCAAGCAAAGGAAGAAGATTTCAACTCTGAAATAATGGGTGCTGTTCAAGAGTTCAATGGTCAACTTGATGGTCACCAACTTCCTCTTCAGCAAATAACTGCTTCTCATATTAAACAACCAACAGCTTCTACCCAGTATGTTAGTCTTGATGGAACCTATTCTACTTATATGACTACTCAATCTTATCATCAGACAGAACATACTGTTGGAAATGTATTAGCTCGTCTGGAATATAATAATGCATTATGGCAGGGAGGAAACTCTTGGATAAGATTAAGAGATGTTTTAATAGATGATAGTGTAAATGTTGGTGGTGCCCAGCTTACATTTAATGCTCTTGAAGGTATGCTTGTTGGAAATGCAGTTATAGATTTCTTCTTTGACCCCGGAGAATATGAAATATTTATTGAAAACGTTGGAACTGCTGATAGATTAATAGCATATGACGAACCCTACTATATTGAGTGGGGAGTATTTATTGATGATGTTTGTGTTAGTCAATCTGGTTTAATGTGGCCCAGAAGAACCACACTTAATCTTCCATTTAATGCTCCTGTATCTTCCAAGCTTTGTAAGATAGATATTCGTTTTAAGATTGGCTTTGCAGATACGGTTACTTTGTTTACTCAAACTGGATATACTTTATTCAGAGAACAAGGTATGCAATACAATGGTGGAAATCTTTGGGTTAGAAACCAATATAGATAGGAGAAGATAAATGTCACAAGTCACAACAGTATATACATATAAAGCTAATGTTGGAGAAACAATATCTTCTGCTAATGCAAACAATCTTTATGCAAATATTAATACTGCCTCTACAACTATTAATGCTGATAATACAAGAACAGAAGCTATTTCAAGAAGGCATCTGTATGATATGTCAGAACTTCCAGCAAATGTTCACGTTACATTTACTTATCTTAAAGAAGTAGGTCAACACCTTGCTTCTGGAAACTATAACTCAACAACCTTTGTTGACATAACCCACGGTGTTACTGCTTCTATTACTCCTCCTCCCGGTTCAATAGTTTTAAAACCAAATGAAGCAATCAGATTACAGTTCTCTGTAATGGTAGAAGCTGCTGTCGCAGGAGCAAATGGAACTGCCCGTGCGTTAGAAACAAATAACTATTACTTTCGCTTCTTTGTAAACATCAATGGTGTATTAACAGCAGTATCACCAGAATACGGATACTCCCTATTAGCAGATGCAACACCTTCTGCTGGTGGTGGTGGGCCAAATGGATGGGCACCAAGTCAAACAGAAGCTGGTGCATCCTTTTCAGATATTGCAAATCAAGAACTTATTGTTCAAGTCAGAGTAGCACAATCATATATTTACATAAACAAAACAGCAAACGACCAAACTATTACAGAAACAAAACCAAGAGTAAGAGTTCAAGTTCCTAACGGAACAGCCACAGCAAATACCATTACACTAAAAGAGTTTGAGTTTGTTTCAATGGGAGTGAGATAAAATGGCATATACACCACCAGTAGTATTTACTACGGCAACACCAGTAACCGCTAATGATTTAAATAACAACAACGATGCTCTTCGCAAATACATAAATAGAGATGTAATACCCGCTGACTTGTCAGGGGATACTTTTGGAACAACAGATATTCTAAAAGGTGAATATTCAAATGTTGTTCAAGACCATCAGTTTACTACTGGTGATGTTTATACACAGAATAAACTTGCTAATAATGCAACAGAAAGAAGTTGGTATACCTCTTCATATAAACCATTACTTTATTCTCAATGGTCAGAAGTAGGTCAGTTCCAAACCGTTATGGATACTGGCAAATCTATTTACTTTGAAGGAAATAATGGAAGCACAATCAATAACAACCTTGCTGCAAAGTTAATAATCACAGGACATATTGGTGTTAGAAACTATAATCAATATGTATTTGCCAACAAGAATGGTGCAGCGACATCAAGCGTTTATGATTACTCACAAATAACAACAACTCCACCATTAAGAGAAAGAACACGCTTTCATTTAGCATTTAAGATAGAAGGTTTAACTGATGGTTGGGTTCGTGTATTAAACTCTCTTGGTAAAGTATGTGGCTTTGAAGGGACTCAAAACTCAACAGCAGAGTTTAAAACAAACTATCTAAAAGATAGAAGAGTTATTCCATTTTTATATCAAGTAGACATTCCAAATCTATGGGCAAACATTTCCCCAGAACCTATGCCACAGAATCTTGCTTGGAGATTTGCTATTGTTGTAGAACCAACAGTAGATTTAGGCTGGGTAAACCACAGAATAATGCAGTATGAAGTATTCTACGCATAGACAAACACAATAATAATAGGAGAATAGCTAATGGCAACAGACCCATACACTTCGGAAGATTACGAACAATACTATAAAGATATTAAGAAAGCCCAAAGTGGTAAGGTTGCCGCTGGTGTTGGTAAAGGTGCCCTAACAGGTCTTACAACTGGCGCTTCTGTTGGTTCTGTTGCTGGACCTATCGGAACTATTGTTGGTGGTGCTGTTGGACTTGTTGGTGGTGCTATTGCTGGCGGTGTTTCTAATGCCGCTACATCAGAAGAAAAAAGAAATGCTGCAAAGTTAAAAGAACTCCTACGCAAAGAAGAGTTAAACCAACTTGGCCTATCAGAAGAAGCTAAACAAACTTTATATGAAGAACAACTTGGAGCAGTATCAAAAGCTGCAAGAGATGTAAGAGCAGAACAATCTGGTGTTGCTGCTTCTCTTGCACAGGGAGCAGGCAGAGCCGCTATTGATAGAGCAATCCAAGAAGAATCAGTTACTCGTAGCAGAGCAACAGCAGAAAGGTTTATCGCAGCAAAAGACATAGAAGAAAAGAATAGACAGATTGCTGAAATAGAAACACGACTTGGTATTATCTCTGACCAACAGACAGCCAACAGAAAGTCAATGGAAGATACTGCTTATTCAGCTATGAGCCAAGCCGCAGCAGAAGCAGAACGTATCAAGACAGTTCGTGGTGCTAAACCAAGTCCAGAACAACTAACAGCACTTTCAAACTATACAGGTATGTCAGAGGACCAGCTTGGACCTGCATTAGAATACTTTGCATCTAATCCAGAATCAGCACAAATACTTAATGAAATGCTACAACAGGGCAATGCTGGCGTAGTAGGAGCACAATAACATGGCAAAAACAGCAGAAGCAGAACTTAAAAAAATGTTAGAAGCAGATAGTAAGACAAGAGCTTCACAATATAGTTCTTACTATACAGATATGGGTTGGCAGAGATGGGATATTTCTGCTGCCGTTGTCGCACAGAGAATAGCGGAAGAAAAGTTACAGTTTCAAGAAGCATCAGATATGTATCAGAAAGAACTTGCTGCTCTTGAAAAACGTAGAGGTGATTTAGAAAAACGCTTATCAGATATTTATGTAAAGAAAGCTTCTGCTAAAATCAAAAGAGAAGATGCAGAGTGGAAAGAAAAAAACACAAGATTAAGAGAAGAATACAAAGCAAAATCCAAACAAGTTCGTGATGATGCTTATGTTGCTTCTTCTTCTTATTCTCATAGTTGGTCCAATACACTTGCAACAGGAGCTGGTGCGAAAGTAAGAGCCGCTGGTGGTAGAGATGCATTAGATGAAGCGATGGATGAAGTAGGTGCTGACCAAGGTTTAACCGCTAAACAAGCCGTTAGTGCTGCTGCTGCGGGAGCTACTGACTATGTAACTGCTGCCGCTCAACTTAAAGATTTAAAGGCAAGGCAAAACTCTGGACAGATAGATAATACAGAATATGGCGCAGCAGTTACTTTATATGCAGCACATCGTTATATGGTTTCTAAACTTGCACAGCAACAAGGCATATCAGAAGATGCGGCAAGAACACTATTAGATGCACAACTTTCTGACGGACAGATTCAAGGTGATGTTGTTAGAGGCGCACAGAAAGTAAAAGATAGAGCAGAGAAAGGTTCTGGTGCTGCTGATAAAGAATCTATGTCATCTTCTAATAGTGCTTCAAGAGGAAGTTATTACAAAGATTATGAACTTCCTGCGATGGGAGCACTTACTGCACAAGATACTGACCTTAAACCATTAGATGATGCCGAAGCAGCAGTTAGAGAACAAATAAAAGCAGTAGAAGATAAAGTAATACCAAAGCCAGTTCTTGAACCTATTGATATAATCACAGCTACACGCGATGAATATATGCAGAAGTTTGGTGAGGCACCAACAGGAACTACTCTACGAATGGGTGGAGAAACTATTGGTAAATATAAAAACCTTATGCCTTATGAACTTACAAATGCATTAGGTAAGGTTAAAACTTTCTTTGGAAACTATATTGAAGAAGAAGTAAGATTAGCAAAGAAAGCGGCCTTCGATGCTGGACAAGCATTTACTACGGACATTTTTAATGCTGCTGTTGAAGAAGGAAAGAAAAGAGCAAGGACTGTTCTATTCTCTGGATTAGCTGCCCGTGACCCACAGTATGCTGCTGCTACTTCAACCAAGACAGCCGTTGCTGGTGCTACTTCTGCTGCTGCAAATGTAGTTGCTCCTTCCGATGAAAGAGGATGGGATTCTGTTGGTGTTGTAAAACCTAACACGGGTAATGCTGCTGCCGATGCTGCCGCTTATCAAGTTTCCAAAGAAGCTTGGGCTGCTACACAAGGTATTAAACCACAAGACCTTCAAGTAGTTAAAGATAGAATAGCTACATATAATAAAGAAGCTGTCCCAAATGAAGAAGTAGCAAAGCTAATATCAGATTATCGTATTGCAAGAGATTCTGGTATTCTTCCTTATCTGGATGATATTCCCGAAGGAGCACCACTACCAGATACATCTGGATTAAGAGCACCGATTGTTGCTGAATCTGAATATGCAAAACTATTCAGAGATAGAGTAATGCCTCCCGCTCCTACTGCTGAATCTCCTAATGTAGATATTCGTGGTATGCTTGATGCACAACGCCAGCGTATTGAAAGCGATGATTTGCGTAAACGTTCTATGCAAGGTGAGCGTAGAGCACCAGCAATAGAAGTTAAACCAGAAGGTGTAATAGGCCCAACTCCTACACCAGAAGCTCGTCGTTCAATAGGTGATGTTCTTCTTCGTGGATTTAGACCAGAGTTAGATAGAAGAACAGGTGAACTAATCACTCCACAAATGTCTGGTCCAGATAGGGCAGAAGCTATTGCTGGTATTACCAGAGGTGGATTAAATCAATACGAGAACTTCCCAGAGAGTATGCGTCCACCTTATCCAAGAGAAGTTGGTGGCGAAGTATTCCGTCCTATGTCAGCATCAGAGTTTCCCGGCTATAAAGATAAGCTTCCACCTAAACTTAATAAGTTAGATAGAGCAGCACTTGGTATACCAGAAACTCCTGTTGGAGACATTATGGGTAGTGAAGTTCTTGGTGGAGATATGGGTGCTGGTGATAGAGCAAGACAAGAAAGTTTAAGAAAGAAGCAAGAACTTCAAGACCAACTTGATTCATTTAAATCTCGTAGAGAGTTTATGAAGAAAGCTGGTGAGATAGGAAAGCCAGAAGAAGGTGCTTCATTAGAAAAGAAAGACGTAACAGCAAAGACATTAGCTATTCTTTCGGGAACTAAACTTGCCACAGAGAATCCCGCTGCTGCTGGTAAACTTGTAAACAAAGATGCGATGGGTAAATATATTGCCGCTCTCTATGATGAGAATAAAATCAAGGGACAAAAGGCAAAACCTCTTGGTGAGTTGACACAAACTATAATAAGAGAGTATGCTGGAACCCCAGAGAAACAAAAGAAAGCAGTTGAAATACTTTCTTCATTGGCAGCATTAGATTCGACCAGCGGTAAGATAAACGCATAAGGAATAAAGAATGGCTAAACCAGCGGACATTACCCCAGCACAAGAAACAGCAATCAGAGAAAAGCTTAAACTAAACCCAGATGCAGATATATCTTGGGTCTATAATAGTATGTCGGAAGATGGAGTTATGAGATTAGTAGGAGCACCTGTTTCTACTATTCCAACTGCTATTATTCCTACTGCTATTCCAAGACCAACTCCTGCTCCTACTCCAAAAGTAACAGAGACAGATGCAAGAAGAGCATCTACTTTTAGAAGTGGTATTCAACCCGAATCTGGTATGCTTCCTCGCTTTCCCCCTACTGCTGCTACGTCTGGTCAAGAACAACTTGATAAAGCATTAGAGCAAAGAAGAAGAGATATTGCTGCACGTTCTTTTACAGGTCCAGCAGAAACAAGATTGTCACCAGAACAAGGTGCAAGATTAATAGAAAGAGGACAACAGATTGCTACTACTCCAAGAACTCCATCTGGTGAAACACGCCCACTATCTCCAACACCTTTTACATACAGACAGGTATTAGGAGATAATGTTGTTGCTGACTTCTTTGAAGCCGTAGCACCAAAGGTAATCGAAACAGCAGAGCAAAAGAAAGCAAGAGATACAGAGGCTTATGGAGCCACACAAACTTTCTTTAAATCATTCAATGCTGGTAAAACACCAACAGGGGAAGAGTTTAAAAAGGTTTATGACTCTTATCGTTTCTATGGAGGTAAAGACCCAGATGGGTTTATGGCTTCTATAATGAAAAGAAGTGGAGCAGACAAAGCAGCAAGAGCAGCATTTACATCTGTAAGTCCAACAGGTCAAGTTATTGAATCTCCATTAACTACTGCTGGTAAAGTGTTGTCTGCATCAGAAGCTGGTGCGGTTACTCTTGCTGCTGGCATTGGTCAAAAGATTGGTAAAGAATATTTACAAGCCACAGGAAAACCACCAGCAAACTTTACTCCCGAAATGAAAGCAGAGTATGAAGCAGCGGTTGATAAACCTATCTCATTAAGAAAAGAGTTTAAAAAACAAGTATCCAAAGGCACAGGTCTAATGGGTGCTGGTGCTGAATCATTTTCCAAAGCTGGTGAGTTGTTCGGAGCAGATAAAGAAACACAAGACCTATTAAGTTATGCTGGTGGAACATTAGGATTTATTGGTGGTATTGGTATTCCTCTTGACCTTGGTGTTATTCAAGGCGCAGCAACCGCCACCAGAACCGCTGCAACAGCCGTAGATATTGCAGGGGAGTTTGGCACAAGCGCAGCGAGAGCAGCAGGCAGAGGTGCCATTGGTGGGCTTACAGAAGGTGTTGTAGATGCGTGGAGAATAACAGGTCAAAGAACTGGTGGATTAAAAACAGTAACCAAAGAAATGGAAACTGCTACAAGAAACTGGTTGAACAGTCCATCAGTATCTAATGCTTCTGCTACTACTATTAAACTTGCAGGGGACGATGGTGTTCAAGCAGCAGTTAGAGCAGACAAAGAAGCTGGTAAAGTTGCAGCAGAAACAAAAGGTGCTTATGACCAACAGCCTTACCTTGATGCTCTACGTCAAAGGTTTGATGATATTAAGGCAGCAGAAGTAGCAGCAGGAACTAACCATCCTATTACCAAATATGCTGACTTTGATGAATGGGCTGCTAATGCAGAGAGACACGGTATTGATGTTTACAACTCTGCTGGTAAAAGAACCAAAGTATTAGGTGACCCTCCACCAAACGTTAGATTACAAGAAGTAGAAGATTCTATTAAAAAGACAAGAGAAGGTAAAAGCTCTGTTGATTACTTTGATGATGTTGCTACTGGTAATCGTCAGAGTTTATACTTTAACGCTTTTATTGATAATCTCTCTCCTACAACAAAAGGCAGATTGCTTGCTGGTGGGTCAGTAAAGGGAGATGAGTTTTTACCAGCATTGGATGAATATGTAAATGCTATTCGTCGTGAGGCGATTGCAGCGGGTACATCGCCTCAACAAATAGCAGGAGTATTATTTGCTCTTGAACAAGATTTGTTAAGAAGAGGAATAAAAATACCTGCTGGTAGAATAACTGGTGCAGTAAAAGGTGCAGCATTAGAAACAGGTTTAGTTCTTACACCAAAAATAGAACAATCATTAAACAAATCTTACAAGATTGAACTTGGAAGAAAAACTATTAATGATTTTGCAGCACGAACTGGCATTACAGGTCAAACTGTAAAAGTAGGTAATGTTATTCTTTCTCCAACAGAAGCAAAAGAAGTAATCGCAAAGGTTAAACAAAATAAAATACTTGCAGATATTAGAGAACGCTTGATTAATAATAATGGTAATCCAGTTTCAGTTACACAAAAAGAGTTTAATAAGTTAAAGCAATATTTTATTGAACCATTTGCAAAAGAAAAACAGTTTGGAAAGACAGCACAAATAGTAGAGCCTCCATCTGGTGCTTTTTATATTAAGCCAACAGAACTTTATTCTCCATTCCAAACTGCACCTACTATTACAAGAGTTGGAAAAACACAAGAAATATCAGCAGAACAGTTTAATGAGTTAGTTAAAGGAGCAGTAGCATTAGAAGCCTCTCCAAAGATTACAGCAAAATCTCCAACTGATATTGCTGGTATTGCTGGTAGATTAGGTGGAGAACCAGATAAAGCATCAGAGCTTTCTTATTTTGTTCGTAATGTAATGACACCAAAAGATTTACAAGAATCTGGTTTGGCTGCTATTCTTATTGATAAAAGCAAGAAACTTCTTAATGCTCCACCTACTAAAAGCCCAATAGCAAATAATATTATTAGTGAAGTAAATGCAAGGTTCGGCGCATTGGGAGAAAGATTTAAAGGTAAGATGCGTAGGAAGATGAATGTTGATAAGGTCAGTAGACCCCAAGCATTTGCCGATACTATGGTAGAGGAGTTTACAAAAGAAGGTCTTTACAAACCAATAATAGCAGAGAGAGCAGTTGGACTTAAACTTAACGTAGGTAAGGCAACACAGAAACCATTTGAAGCTGCTCCTGCTGGTGCTCCATTATTAGGTGCAGAAGTAAGATTTAAACAACAAATGGGAGCATATGAAATGTATCGTTCATATGTAGCTTCTATGTATGGTGGTTACGAACAAGCTATTGACGCAGTAGCAACTACTGGTCGCACACTTGAACTTGATAAGATGGCTGTCGCAACAAAAGAAATGCGTGACCTTATTACAGTTCTTATGCATACAGATGGAACAATATTTGGTGAAAGATTTATTGAGTTTGCATTAAGAGTTTCTAACGGTGACAACATTGGCGCACTCAACGTATTACAAAGATTACATATAGAACTCTCTGGTTATTCTATTCAGCAATCACTTACCAGATTGTCTGGTATTCAAGAAAATCAAATACCACAACTATTAGAAAATGGGTATGCTTATGCAAGAAATGGTATGTTTGTTAATACCAGACCACTTCCAGCAGGCAAAGAATATTTAAACTTTAACTATGCTGGCAATACAGATATTAACTTTTATAGTCCAAGAGGAGGAAGTAGAGGTATTGATGAAACATATAAAGCAGCATCACAACAAGGCCCATTATTTAAACCAGACAACTTTAAAGAACTTCTACTTGGAAACTATTATTTAAGAGGTCAAGCAAATGTTGTTGATGATGTTTTATATAAAGCACAAACAGATTATCCAGAACTATTCCCATCATATAATACTCTTCAACAAATAGCAGAAGATGATTGGTCAGTTATTCGTAATGGTTTAATAAAAACATTAGATGAACAGGCAGCATCTGGTGGATTAACTGCATTAGAAATAGCAACCTATCAAAAGTTAAGACCAGAACTTGTAGGACAAACTGGTATTATTAAACTTCCGCAACAGGTAAATGTATTATCAGACGTAAGAACTGCACGTTTATCACAAGATTTATTGATTGCTGGTATTACAGATAATGTTGCATCTATTTCTGGTGGCGTAGGTAAATCAGTAAAATATAAACAAACACTTGCTGAATATTTTACAACTGAAACTGCACTATCTTTTTTACCTGCCACAGAAAAATCAGCCATTAGTAGAATATTAACAGCGGGTCTTGACGAACTTGATTCTCCCCCAGCATCTGTTTACAAATCTATTTTTGATAGTCAAGCAAGAGCAGATGCTACTACGCTATTTTATCAAACAAGTTTGACTAATGTTAAGAATCAGTTGAAGTCACCTTTCTCTGCTTCCGTTCAAGGTGTTGCAGAAAAAGTAGGAACTATTCCATTACTTCAACAAGCACAAGCTGGATTGAAACGTCCGCTCTTTAATGCTACTAACATCAAGAGAACAACAGAAACTATACAAGCACTTCAACTTTCTTCTGCTGCTTCCAAACTTGACCAATATGTTGCGAAGGATGGAACAAAGATTGCAGATGAAATAACAGAAGCAGAAGATGCTTTAAGAAGGATTATTGACAAAGAGTTAAGTCCAGAAGCTATTGCTCTTGCACAAAGAAAAGAAGCTGTGCTAAATGATTTAGGGAAACAATCTGGTGATGTATTAGGCAGAAGAGTTATTATGGATACGATTGGAACTCTCTATGACGGAACTGCCAACATAGCAAAGAATGGTTTGCTTGGTGGATTAGGACTTCCAAACTTTAACTATGCAATAGTCAATGCTCTAACAGGCCCACTCATTGTAGCTCAAACTGTTGGTATAAGAAATGCA